GAGAAATTCAATATTCCCCAGTCTTATTTGATTGACGGAAGATTGCCGTATTCTCAATCGTGGGTTGACTCAGAAGTGAAAGTTTCTTTGCTCGATCATGGAGATTGTCTTAATGTGGGAACAGCTCCAGCCCCTGCTGCCCCATCACAGACCACTCTCTCACCCTCTCTAATTTTTGATAAAGTACAAGAGCACATTACCAAGCCCGCACACTTGCGTCCTACACATGTTGAAGGCGAAGGTATTGTTGACCCCATGCTCAAAGGTATAAAGAAAATTATGGGAGGACAAATTTTTCTTGACCCAGATCTGCTTGATGCAGCTGCCAATGACGTTTTCCAAGGACTCGGACCCCCCGAGACTGGAAGAGGCGTTGTACACAGCTACACTGAAGCCATTGTAGGAGTCGACGGCGACCCCTACAAACGACCGATTAACCGAACAACCTCACCTGGATACCCATACAATCTCAACAACAAGACCAAAGGTAAAACAGCTTGGTTGGGAACAGACGAGACCTACATAGTAGATCACCCTGAACTCAAACGAGATGTTGAGAAATTATTGGAGGATTCACGCAATGGTATTAGAGGTAGTGCAATTTCGATTGCCACTCTCAAAGATGAAAAGCGCCCTATAGCTAAAGTGGACGCTTGCAAAACTCGTGTATTCGAGGCTTGCCCACAGCATCTTGTCATTGCCATCCGCCAATATTTCTTGGACTTTGCTGCTCATGTTATGAGAAACCGGATTGATAACGGAATCGCAGTGGGTATAAACCCTTACTCACTCGAATGGACTAAGTTGGCTCACCACCTGCAAAAACAAGGCGACTTTATGATTGCTGGTGATTTTTCCAACTTTGATGGATCTCTCTTGATGCAAGTTCTTGTCAAGATCATGGAGAAGATCAATGAATGGTATGATGATGGTGAAGAAGCTAAGCTCATCCGAGCTGCGCTGTGGGATCACATCTGCAATGCAGACATTCTTGTTAGAGGTGAAGTGATTCGCAAGACTCACTCACAACCATCAGGAAACCCACTCACTGTCATCATAAATTCGTTGTTCAATGGTATAGTTATGAGAATAGCTTACCTTCTCCTAAAGAAAGAACAAGGACTGCCTCAAATATGTGATTACCGAAAGTATGTTACAGAGATTATCTACGGTGACGACGATATTAAATCAGTTAATGTAGCCATCATTAATTGGTTCAATCAAATCACCCTGACTGAAGCTCTCGCATCTATTGGTCTCACATATACGGACGAAACGAAAACTGGACAAGTACATCGCTATAAACCCTTAGTTGATGTAGCTTTTCTCAAGCGGAAATTTGTTATCCAACAAGACGGTACCTTTATGGCCCCCATGGATCTAGAAAATGTGTTAGAAATAACAAACTGGATTCGTGGAAAGGCAAAAAGAGCTGCTACTCTTGAGAACTGCGAACAAGTATTGATGGAATTGTCTCTCCACCCGAGACATGTGTATGAACATTGGAGTAATTTCATACGCAGGGAACTCCATCAAGTTGGTCTTAACCTCCTAGTACCAACATACTACGAACAAATGGAAGAGTACAAATACAACCGTGATATGTACTCACGCCAAGAATATGTTCCCCTCTGGTAACTCCAAGGCCTTGCCCGGAAATGTGATCTTGAACTGGAAACGAATTGGGATACTTTCTTTTACACTGCTATTTCCTTGCCACACAACAGAGTGTCGCTGTGCTCTGGTGATACAGCCCCCACCTTCAGGGAGAATAGTCATCTACCCCTGTCGTAATACATGACTTCTGAAACCACTACAAATATGTCCTATAACCATGATGAAAACACAATTGTTGACACTACACGTGGAAACTTGCTCACAGACGTGCAAATGTCTGCTGAGTCCGTTCCCATGACATCCACTGTGAAAGCAATGGCCCTCAACGACACCACAACACATGACATTAAGTCGATTTTGGAAAGACCTGTTAATCTGGGCACTTTTGCTTGGAATTCCAGTGACAAACAAATTGATATTTTACTTAGTGTAAGTGATTATGATGCAGATACCACCAATTATTTACAAAAGTTTAACTTCCCTCAAGCCATTTTTGAAAAATCTCCTTTATTTGTTGACAAGCTTAAAAACTATCAATATTTAAAGGCAGACGTTGAAATTGAAGTTAAAGTAAATGCTCAAGCATTCTTACAAGGAGCTATGATGATGGTATATAACCCATACTATGATCAGACAGGAGACTTTAGAAGAAAAGGAACTCGTTTCTTAGCTTCTCAAACTTCTTGTCCTCATAAGATCCTTAATCTTGAGGAAGGTAACTCCATGAAACTCACCTGCCCCTACGCAAACATATATGACTTGTTTGATTTGAACAATGTAGATAATCAATTCGGAACCATTTTCATTTATGCGTTTGATGCTCTAAAAGGTGCTAGCGCTTCTGAATCCTGTAATTATACAGTTTTCGCTCGCCTCATCAATCCAGAATTTTATGTTCCATCTTCGAACCAGATTTTATCTAAAGTTCGTGATGAACATGACATCAGACGCCTAACTGCAAAAGGCTACCGAGTTGCTCAATCTGCTGTGACCCCAAAGGCTGCTAAAGATACAGGCGAAGTTACCGCAACGGGTCCTGTGTCCAAAATAGCTTCCGGAGTCACAACGATTTCTGATGTTCTTTCTGACGTTCCAATTATTGGTTCTGTTGCTTCTTCTGTCTCTTGGGTCTCCCGAGTCATAGGAAAAACAGCTGCCTCTCTTGGTTGGTCAAAACCAACATCAATTGTTCCACAAACCAAATCAGTCATAAAACCAAATCACACAATGGTTCACACTGAAGGCAACGATGATGCTGTTACACTTGCCTTGATACAAGACAATGGTATCGATTCATCATCATTCGTTGCTGAAAATGTAGACGAAATGTCATTGAAACACATACTTGCTAAACCAAATTTCTTTCATTCACAGACAGCTTCAAATACATTATTCTCAGGAAACAAACTCATTACTTCTTGGGAAGTGTCTCCTTTTTCACAATATCAATACGGTGACACGCAAGATAGTCAGACAATGTACTTAGGCTCTTTCGCCTTTACAAGTATGTTGGCTACCTTCTGGCGCGGATCCATTAATTATGATATTATGGTAATTAAGACACCTTTTCATCAGGGTAGATTTGCGGTTGTTTATTTCCCAGAAACGAACATCAAAGATGTACCTTCAGTCTTAACAGAGGAACTTAACACTAACTACAACGTGTTGTGTACACTCAAAGATAGACAAGATGAACCAGGAAGGACACGATTCCGTGTTTCCGTACCCTACATGACCAACACTGGTTGGCGTGAAACGTACAAGAGTAGTACAAATGCAACCAATCCTGGTCCAGATGCTACTACTCTCGATACTAAAATGGGGTGCTTGGCTATTTACTCTCTAGTTGATTTGTCTTTTCCACCCACTGTGAGCCCTTCTGTAACTTTTTACATATCTCACAGTGCTGGTGACGATTATCAGTTAGCTAGACCTGCAAATAACCTTGTACCCGGTTTTCAGTCACGCTATGCCCAATCAGACATTGGAACAGCATTCATACCTGAAGATGAAAATCTTTTGGTTCCACAACACAAATCGGAAGATGTCACTGCCCAAACTACGGGTGAGTACTTCACTTCTCTTCGTGCCTTAGTCAAACGTTTTGGCTATTTTGCAAATTTGGGTCAAACCAATGAATACGTTAGTCTTCGGACGCGACATTTCACGGAAGACCCAAAGTCTGGCGCTCGTATTTATACGAGAGAAGGGTTGAACACTCTTGTTAGTCCAACACCATGGTACATGGCAACCTTCCTATACAGATTTTACAGCGGATCATCACAACTAAAACTCATCCCATACACCGCTGGACTTCTCACTGAAGCCTACCTGTCATTTGACGAGGACACTCTTTCTGAAAAGGAATTGCCTCAATCCGATGTCTATGGTCAACCTCTCTTTGCTCAGCTACAGCAAGTATCGAATGCATTTGAAGTGCGTTCCCCTTGGTATCGTGGAGTGCGTAAAGACGTGATTAGTTCTAAACAAGTACCTGTACTTGGTGACGTTAGAACTAATTTGCGTTGTCGCAACTTAGCGAGCTATGGTGGAAACACTCAACCTTCGATGCTCTTTGAAGCTGGTGGAGATGATTTTAATCTAGATTTCGGCATTGGACCTCCTCCGATGTGTGATAGGAGAAACTTCAAACTCACAACAACATTCCCATCCGGTTTCCCAACCACCATGATTTTATCTGATGTTGATACCATTGGCGGGTCTACTGACATTGCCGTTGCACTCGACGTTAGGTTTGATCCTACATTCCCAGCCCCTTCTGGTGATACTTTACAATTCTTTACTAATGCAGAAGACTCTTTTGTTGCAACGTACGACGATGCCACAACAGAAACCATTCTTGTTAAAGATACTGAATTGCGTGTTACCAGTGTAGGGACATATGGAATCGCATGGCCCATACCAGATGGAAAAACCGTTAACGCCACACCAACTATTGCGTCAATAAAAGCAATTGCATTTTTGGACGTAACTGTTAACGTTAACACATAACCTCTCCCAAACCCGAAGCATTTCTTCAAAATGCAGACAGGTTCTCGGTAGAAGGTGGTCACTACATACTAATAAAGTGTAGTCCTTATTTTGACTTGGATCAAAATGAACTCCTCCTACCGGGGGGAGACTAGTTTTTATCCAGGAATGATTAATAAGGTTAGCCTTCTATATTAATTGGCAAGATTCTTAATTTTATTCCCGATAAATGACGGGAGCATAATAACC